TCTGCCGACACTGACGGCGCAGGCATGGCATCGGAAAACACCGCCGGTAAGACGAACGCGGTGTTCAGCTCACCGCCGAGCGACAGCAGCAGAACCTGTTCGCCGGGCGAAGGTGCCCACCAGCTGCGCGTGCGGCCTGCACGGTGCGTCATCCACGGCAGCCAGGCCGTGACGTTACTGCCGGTAGTGACGCGGCAGCGCGCGTTTGGCAGATCCAGTTCGGATACCGTTCCGATGCGTACCAGATTGCCAATCAGCCGCATGATTTCGTTGAGTTGGAGATGTGTATTCATGGGATAAAGGATGCCGTTTCAGAGGGTTGGGCGACAATCGAAGACCGCCCGTTAACGGATGGCACAACGAATGTCAGCGGGTTACACGGTCCAGCTGCTGATCAGTTCTCCGTTGAGGTAAACCTGGCGCGGCAGCGCGACGTTCTCCGGCAGCGGCGGCTCGGGTAAATGCGTAATCGTACGCACGTCATCCTGATCGGCGACCTGCACCCGTTCAGTCAGTTGCAGCGTCAAGGTCAGGCTGTGCTCCTGCTGAGTGAAGGTAAAATCGCTCAGCCGGTGGCTGGCGTTACCGAGGATCTCGGGCTGGTTGACCCGCAGCCAGCCGAGGATCGTCACCACCACCTGATCGACCAGTTGTTCACTGAGCGGCGCGTCGTCGTCCGTGATGGTCAGCGTCAGCGGGTAGCGATATTCAAAGGATAAAGAAGCCGTCGCGGTGGCCACCACATAGCCCTGACCCGTGATGAGTACCAGTTTTTCAGGGGCAAACTGAAACAGTGGGATCTGCTCAATCAGCCGTTGTTGCAGTTGATTCGGTTTTTGCATGTTGTGCCTCCTGACACGTTTTGATGGCTTCCACCTGCAGGCCGCAGTTGAGCAGCGCAGATTCGAGTTGGAGAATATCGGCGCTCAGATCCCCGTTAGTTGCCGGTTGCGCGGACGGTACCGGGCACGGGCTGACTGCCGGACAGCCAACGTAAATAATCGCCGGTGCTGTTGAATGCGGGGCGCTGGTGCAGCCGGCTAACAGCAGCAGGCAAAGCGGTGTCAGCCCAAAGACGCAATTGCGGATCGTCATGAAGTTCTCCCTGCCGTTGATGTTCGCGGGTTTGCATCGCCCGTTGAGCGGTGCTCAGATTTTCACGTAAAACCAGCTCTGCTCGTTCCCGCTGGCGCATCTGCTGGTTAAGTGTGGCGATCAGCGTTTCACGTTGTTGCAGCTGCGCTTTCAGGGCATCCCGCTGCTGGCCGGTGAGGGTTAAATCGTGTTGCAGCGAGCGGTTGGAAAGCAGCAGGACGCCGGTCAGCAGCGTTAATACCGCGAGAAGAGCCAGAATCCAGCGCATCTACACCCCCTTCAGACACAGATTCAGTTCGGCGTTACGCCTGCGCTCAAGCCCGTTGCTACGTTCACCGTTGACGAAAACCCAGCGCGGTAACTGCCCGCAGGCTTCCCGCCATTGCTGTTTATTGATGAAGTACGCCAGCGTGGATTTGCAGGCGGCGGTGGCGCCGACGTTGAAGCTGAATGAGACCACTGCGTCATAGACCGGCTGCGGCATGGTCACGGGCATACATTTTTTGATCCCCCGTTCAGTTTTCTGAATATCCTCAAGCAGATTTTTCGCCGCCTGTTGTTCGGTTATGGCGCCCGCCGGTTTGACTCCCGCCGTATGGCCGATACCGCTGGTCCACACGCCCGCACTGCACTGATAGGGTTGCAACTGACAGCCTTCGAAATCGGTGATAAGGCGAAGTCCGTCCTCCGAAACCTGCAATGACAAATACCCAGGCAGCGCGGTCATCAGCCCTAACACCACGGCGGCGCTGCAACGCTTAAGAGTTGAGGTTTTCATAGATGTCTTTGCTCAGGCCCTTACGCGCCAGCAGCTGGTAGCTTTTACGCCGGTAGTACCAGTTAATTAAAAAAGTGCCGATGCCGACCGCCGAGCCGATCAGAAAGGCAATGTCCTGCGACGTCATACCCGCCAGCCAGGTGAGTGATGTGGCGATGAAGTATGCGCAGGCGGAGCTGATGCGTTCTGTATTCAGTCCCATAATTTGAGGGTTTCCTGAACCGGTTGTTCGGCAATATCGGGCATTTCAATCGCTGTCCCGTGGGGAAGCAGCGGACCTAAATCTGCAACGCCTTTATTGGCCGCAAAGACTTTTTCGACCACCACTGCGGTTCGGCCGTAATAGCGCCAGCACAGTGAATCGAGGGTATCGCCTTGTTGTGCATAAAATTTCATTGGGGTTCTCCGCAAAATGAATGAAATCGTCAGGAGGTGATTTCAGTCTGCGCAAGAGGGAGGAAAGCGGCAATCAGGGAGGGTTGTGAAACTATTGGCACAACAGGAAAGGGGAAAACAGGGGAAATGGCGGGGCGCTTAGTCCGGCCTGAGCTGGGAAGGGTAAGCGCCGGGTACGTTGACTAACACCGCCGGTCATATCTGGCGATCAGTGGGCGTCGTCAGTGCTGCCATTGTAATAGAGCGCATCGTGATGTTCCTCGGTCAGCGCCTGGCTGGCCAGCTCTGAAATCAGAGACATTACGACAAGAAATTCTTGTGGATTACATTGCGCCGTCTGCGAAATGTCCGCGATCAGCTGTATCCTGGACAACGTTAGCTCTTGTTTAGTCAGGTTTTCCATTTTCTCCCCTCGCCAGATGCTGTGTTTATATACAGTATTCTTTAATTGATCTAATACGTCAACACTCCGGGCATTTTAAAATTTATAATTCATTGAATTGATGGATTAATTTTTATTAGTCTGGTTTTTGAATGATTCCCATGTCCCGACGACGGATTGCGGTTCCACAGTTATTGCCAGAACTCCAAGGCGGGTAAAAGGCAGCGTTTTTCAGCGATTTTTCCTGAGGCGGCAGCCGGTGACGGACGATGCGCCAGCTTTCGGTATGCGTCAGAAATATCCGCGATGCACCGAGATGCGGAGCATATATCCCGACAACTTTTTGCCGGGGTTCATCGTAGGCATTGAGCTCTTCACTCAGCTGACGTGCGACCCGGACCGTTTGCGCTTTGCGCCTGATATGAATGCCGCCCTGCGCCTGAATGTAGCCAGCGTAATCGCCGTTATCAGCCGCGAAGCGCACGGCTTCGACCCGTTCACCAAACTGACCGGCGAGGCTGACATTGCGGATTCGACGGCATTCGCGGTAAGCGCCGACCGAGGGAATGCCGATGGCGTGAAACTGTGGGATCCGCCATGTGGATGCCCAGGCCGTAACCGCGGTGGCGACATCAGTCAGCAGACGCCCGGAATCAAAATCGGTTTCTCCTTCCAGCGCATAACCGTCGATATTTTTCGCCACATATTTGGCGATGTATCCGGCTGCACCTCCGCGGTTGAGTGGCTTGCAATTGAAGCGTGACTCAGCGGCGCCGGGTTCGTCCGCATCTTCTTCCAGCGCGTATTTGCGCATAATCTCGATGACTTTTTGTTGCTGCGCCGGCGGCGTAAACAGCATCATGTGCCAGTGTGGCGTACCGTCGTGATGCGGCTCAACGACCCGGACACCGTACACTTTGAGGTGACGATCTTTTAACGTGGTGCGGATTTTCGCCCAGACGGCAACCAGATAGCGCTGGGCATCTTTCGGGGTAAACGCGTGAGTATTCCATTTTTGATTAAACAGCGGGGCTGAATGCGCGCCGGTCGTTCTCAGCGGATGATATTTTGACGGCGTGGTCAGGGTGATGAACAGCCCGCAATCCTGTTGCAGGTCAGCCACATCTTCGACTCCGGCAATGAGCGTCATTAACTCCATACGGCGAAGTTTAGGATTCGACACGCTGGCCAAAACGGTGCTCAGCAGGCTCAGCCTTTCCCCGGATCCGACGTTCTCTATATCGCACTGCCTGAGATAATTCAGTGCGGATAAACGGCGGGAGGCGACGTCCCGGATGGCATTTTTACTGGCATAAGGTGACGTCGCCCGGCTTACATAACCGCAGGCGATCATCAGTGACTCCCGCCACAGACGCTGCTGCGCACGTAGTTGCTTCTCCCACCATTCCCCCCTGACCAGCCGGGAAATACTGGCAACGGCGGTGTGCGCGGTCATCCGCCCTTTTTGAAAGGCGCGCCAGTACAGCGGGGTTACGCGACAGGCGCGGGCCATTGCCGCCAGATGGCTATAAATTTCGCTTTGCAGGCGATCACTGAGCAGGATGTCCGGGTTTTCCGGCGAGTTTCTCAGCCATTCATTACAGTGATGTTCATACGCATCCTGGAAATGCGTTGCCAGCTGGTTAGCCAGACGTTTGAGCTTTTGGTCATTCAGATCGGGCAGGCGGTTAAATGCTTCCTCCGTACTAAGTAGCTTTTGCGAGGTCTGCCGGCAATAGTGATGGCGTGCATTTACCCGCTGAATGCGCGGCCACAGGCGTTGCATGAACACCGTCATCAGGAAATGAAAGGCGGCACGCACGCCTTTGGTTGCCAGTAAAAAATGATAACGCTGTTGGAGCGGCGCGCGCAGGCAGCGCGGAAGCCGGTGGATTAAGGCAAGCGCAGACTGCTGGCGCTGACAGAAATCGCGGGTCAGTGGTTTCTCGAGGGGATTTTCCATTGCAGTTCGCGGAGCATTCCACCACCAGGCGCCTGTAAAAGGTTTGCCTGTTGCGTGTTGAAAAGCAGGCGGTGGAGAAGGGGCGATCCTTCCTCTGATATTATCTGGCATAAGTGTGATCCCTCAATTTAGGTAATAGAATACCGTTCCCGAAATAAATAAATTCAGGAGGTCATGCTAATAAAATAAAAGGTGTGGATGAATTAAATGGATCGATAATTTCTGCGTTTTATTTCATTTAATTCCTGACAGTCAATACAACGCTGAACGCCGGGAATAATTTTACGCCTGGGTTCGGGTATCGCCATTTCGCAGTCTTCACAAAAGTGGGCTGAAGCGCGGCGCGGAGC